AGTAGCAAAAAGCGTACAAAACTTCTTTAATCGTGCTTCTGCTGGTGTAGATTGTAAACCTGAAGAACTTGATTCAATTATCAAAAATTTAGAAAAAATTAGAAAACAAGCTAAAAAATTCTCTAGTAGAGAAGAAGTTAGTGGTACTGTTTATGAATCAGAAGAAGTTAATGAAGCTGCTGATGAATTTGTAGTAGCAACATTAAGTGAAGATTTCGAAGATTTAAAGAAAGGACAAACAGTTAAAATAAAAGCTATTGAATTTACTCAAGGCGGAGATAAAGAAACTATTGAATCTATTCGTCCTGATGGAAAGAAAATGGAAATTAAAAAAGCTATTATTGAAGTTAAAATTTAATCGTTTTTGAAATCTTAGCATAAAAAGAAGAAACACTTTAAATGTCATACGTTAAACCGAAAGAGCTATACGAAGAAATTTGCATTTCATTAAAACAGGAAAAATTAACACCTAAAGCACAAGGGATGCTTATTCTTATTGCTGAAAAAGCTAATCAGAAATTAAAATATACCGATCCAAAAGATAGAGAAGATTGTATAGGTTTCGCTATTCTAGATTTATTAAAATATTGGAATCGTTTCAATCCAGAAAAAACAACAAATGCTTTTGCATTTTTTACACAAGTTGCAAAAAATGGATATGCTAAAGGTTGGCATAAATTACATCCTGGAAAATATAAAGGGACTGTATCGTTAGATAGAAAAACTAGTTCTGATTCTGAAGGAATCTATTCTATCTAAAAAGAAAATTTTAAAAATGAACAAAATTAAAAATTTCCAAGAATGGCTAACTGAAAATGCACAAATTGGAAAAACCAGTATAGACAATCCGGGAGGTTTCATATATTCTCCAGTTGCTGAAGAGGAAAATGAATCTAATTATATGTTTTTCTCTAATTTAAGAAGAGTAAAAGAATTGTCAGATATGATATTATCTATGGATAAATCTAAAATAGATTCTTTATTAAATGATGGACATGATTGGGCTAACGATCACATATCATCAGCAAAAACTGGTATTGAACATGTTTTTGGATTCTTCAATGATGAATTAAAAACACCAGTAACCGAATCTGCACATGATACAGTAGATCTTCATAGACAATTTGATATGAGTCCTACTTGGTGGGCTGCATGGAGAATGGAAAATGAAAAAGAAAAAGGTCTTAAAATACAAAAAGATTCATTTTCAAAAACTTATGAAGTAAGAGATAAAGATGATAAAGTTCTTTTTGTTTTTGATTATAAAAGAAATAAGATATTTACTAATGAAATGCCTGATTATTTTACTTTAAAAGATGAGGTTTCTTCAGAGGAAATGCAAAAGATAGATAATAAAGCTAATGATATTAAAGATGATTTAGCTGGAGTAGATCCTGATAAAAAAGAAGAAACAAAACCGGAGGAAGAATGAAAAATTTAAAAACTTATGAAGAATTTTTGTTAGAATCTTCACCTATATTTGGATTTGATGGATGTCAATTACAGGTTGGTAAATCTGTTAAATCTTTTGATGGATTTTCCGGAGTAATAGTTTCTAAAGAAACCATTAATGGAAGAGTTCAATATAGAGATCATAAAGGAATTGTTAGAGTTTGTGAGTCTCTTGATTTAATAGAATTTGATCCTATCAATGAAGCAGATATTACTTGGTGGGAAGTAACTAAAGGAATCCTTGCTGCAGATGCTATTAAAGCTGGTGTTGCTTTAGCAGGTGGTGGAATTATGGTTGCAGGATATTTATTCTCTAATTGGAGAAAATCAATTGCAAATAAAATTGATTCTATTAAAAGAGATCAAAAATATAAAGATCTTAAAGATAAAGCTGCTAATATTGCAGATAAATTTAATTCTGATGTCGAATTAACTGCTAAACTTTCTGAATTGTCTAATTATCCTTATGTTGATACCTTATTCATAAAAGGAAAGAGAGAAAAATCTAAAGCAGATTCTAATAATAAAGAAAGATCTAGAATTATGAGAGAAATTTCTAAATATGTTAAATCTCAATTAACAGATGACGAAAAACAATATTTCGTTGAGATTAATAAAATATTAAGAGATAAACCTCTTGTAGACGAAGAAGGTAAAAAGATAGAAGAAGACGTAATGTCAGATACTAATAGAATGGTTGGTACAGGAACATTAACACCTGTATCTCCGGTGGATCAAAATCCAGGTATCCAAGCAGGCAGATCTACAGATGATTCAGCTGGTGTTGATACTTTAGCTAGAACATAAAGATAAATATAAAAAAAATAAAATAAACAAAAGATGAAAAGACACATCCCTACTTTCGAACAATTCGTATTAGAGGCTACTGATGCTGATGGATTCAACCCAGCTACTGCTTCTCAAGAAGATGTAAAAGTTGCAGAAATTAAATCTGTTGAAGAATTAATCCCAGGTAAAGAATATATCCTTACTATTGATGGTAATTCAACTCCTGATATGATGTATGCTGGTGTAACAGACGGTTACCATATCTTTAATGAAGAGGATCATAATGCTGAGCCTAAAACTTTTACAGATGAGGAACTTGCTAAAATCGTTGCTGATAATGGTGTAACTCAAGTAAATATGTAATAACATATTGAAAAAAATTATTAATATCCGGAGGTCTTAGATTTCCGGATTTTTTTGATTTATGTCTATAAAAAATAATAAGCCATCTAAAAAATCAGGATTTATTCAAGGATATTATCCTATTACCGAGTGTAAAAAATACCAAGGTCAAGGCCCAATAATATATAGGTCATCTTGGGAAAAAAAGTTTTGTATCTATTGTGAAAGAAATCCTTCAATAGAATGGTGGTCATCTGAAAGCTTAAAAATAAGTTATTTTAATGTTTTGGATAATAGGTACCATAATTATTTTCCAGATTTTTTAATAAAATTAACGGATGGAGGTGTAGTTATAGTAGAAATTAAACCAAAAGCTCAATTAGTTAAACCCGAACCTCCAAAAAGAAAAACTCCAAAATCTATCCAAAGTTATAAATGGATTTATGAAACTTGGGTTACTAACATGTGTAAAAAGAAAGCAGCAGAAGAATTTGCTAAATCCAGGAATTGGAAATATATGTTAGTTACTGAAGACTTCTTTAAAATGACTCCTAAATCATGAGATTTATTATAGATTTTTTTAAACAAGCATTTCAATTAATACAATCACAGTCTTTAGATAAAGAATCAAAAGACTCAAAAGAGGATGCGGAGGTTAAAGATGCATATCAATGGTTTATAAAGAAATTAAAAGAAAATGGTCAGAAAGAATTAGCTGAATCTAACGATCCATATTTCTTACCTGGTAAAATTTACATTTTTAAATATGAGCCGGAACAAGACAAACACCCTTATTTCGATAAACATCCAATAGCTTTGATGCTAGGTAAAGCTCCTGCAAAAGAAGGTATGATGAATGTTTGTATTAATTTAAGTTGGTATCCTCCTAAAGCAAGGAAATATATATTAGATAAAATAGCTTTAATATATAAGTCTACGATTGAAAAAGAGATAAAAAAGAGTCCAAAGGATGCAAAGAAACAGCGAGCTATAGAAAATATAGATTTGTATGCATTAAAAGAAAATCTGGACGCCGCAGGATTCTCATGGGCCATCAGGTGTTATCTTCCTTCAAGGGTAAAATCACCTAAAATAGAAGTTGCATATGAACATTGGGATAAAGTTGTTAGATTGGATCAACCTAGAATATTTCCGGAAATTCAAGGACCTAAAGCAAAATCTCTTATGGAAATTTACCGAGAATTTGAAATGGTTTATTTAAAAAGACAATCAAATAATAAAGGTGAAATTAAGAAAAAAAGAGATGAGGCTAAGAAACAAAATAGATATAAATTCATAAAATAAGAGTATTTCAGATAGAAATATATATAAATATAAATTAAAATATGGCAGGATTTGTAAATAGAGAAGAAACCTACGCTGGAAAACCTAATCCATCATCTAGAAATGTTGTATCGAGAGCATTAAAATCTCTTTCATCTTTTGGTATGATGTATGATGATATGGTTCTTCGTAACTCAAAAGCTATTGGTGTTAGTGAAGACATGTATGGTTGGAAGATGGACCCTAGGAATGCTGCCGGTGGTGAATATGACGACTATGCTTTATTTGCTAACCTTTCAATGACTGATATTAACTTAAGAAAATCAATTTCTATATTTGATAAATCATATCCAAAAAAGAGAGAAGATCTTCGTAAGTTTGCAGTGCAAGATGAAATCGAAGAAATTTTAGATACTCTTTGTGATGAAGGTATAGTTTATGATGACAAGAATTATTTTTGTATACCTTTAACTTTTGATGATGAAACTTTAGAACCTGGTACTATTGAAGCTATTAAAATTGCATTGGAAACTAATTTCAAAAGAATTTACCAATACTTTGGATTTAATAACGATATTGCTGCTTGGTCTTATTTTAGAAAATGGTTAGTTGATGGATTCCTTGCCTTTGAGATTATTTATAATAAAGAACAAAATAGAATTATAGGATTTAAAGAGCTAGATCCTGTTAATTTAATGCCAGGGCTTGATAAAGAAGGTAAAAAAACTTGGACTCAGTTTAAAGGTCAAGTTGGTAAAGAAAGACTTCTTTATGATTCTCAGGTTATTTACATATCATATGCTAACGTTAACACAGCAAATCGAGTTTCTTATGTTGAACGTTTAATTCGTTCATTCAACTTACTAAGAATCATGGAGCACTCAAGAGTTATTTGGGCTACTGTTAATGCTTCATTTAAAACAAAATTCGTTATACCTGTAGGTGGTAAATCAAAAACAAGAGCAAGACAATCACTTGGAGTTTTAATGCAAAACTATCGTGAACAAATAGATTTTGATGCAGAATCTGGTGAATTAAAAGTTAATGGTAAAGCAATGATGCCATTTAACAAAGAATATTGGTTACCTTCTGGAGAAGCTGGTGAACCGACAATTGAAACAATTGGTAATGATGGTCCAGATCTTTCTGATACTGAGGCTCTTAAATATTTCCGTGAAAAATTAATCAAAGTATCTAAAATCCCTTTATCTCGTTTTGATATGGAATCTCCACCATCTTGGGAGATGAATGCTGAAGGTATGACCAGAGACGAAATCAAATTTGGTAGATTTATTACCCGTATCCGTTCGGTATTCCAAGAGATTTTGGTTAAACCTTTATGGATTCAGATGTGTTTAGATTTTCCAGAATTAAAAGATGATGATGCTTTTAAAGCACAAATTGGAATTAAATATAACAAGTATAATATCTTTGAAGAAATGAAAGAAATTGAAATTCTTCAAAAACGTTTAGATTTCGTTACATCAATGAAAGACGGTTTAGTTGAAACCGATGCTAATATGAATGAAGTTAAATATTTTGCTTCGGAATTCTTAATACAACGATTCCTTGGTTTATCTCCTGAAGACTTAAGAACTAATAAGAAACTTAAAATTATTGAAGATCAAGAAAAACTTGAGAAAGCTAAAAAGGATGCTGAAGCTACCGGAATGTAAAATTTTAAAAAGGAACAAAGATATATACCTAAAATAATAAGCTTAATATGAGTAATAAAACTCTTCTCATTGTTGAGAGATCCGAATCGAAATTACATTCTTTAAATGAGGATGAAAAATACGTATTGGAAGGAACCTTTACCGAGATCGGTGTTAAGAATAATAATAATCGAATCTATGACGAAAAAGAAATTCTTCCACATATAAATGAATTAAAGAAAATGTGTGAAGGAAATAAATTACTTGGTGAATTAGATCATCCAAAGTCTTTTGATATTTCTCTTCAAAATGCATCTCATATTATTGAATCTATTGATTATGATAAAGATTCAAAAACTGTTAAAGGGAGAATTAGATTATTAAATACAGATGCTGGTAAAAATGCAAGAGCTCTTGTTGATGCTGGTGTTCCTCTTCATATTTCAAGTAGAGCTGCTGGTGTAGTAGAAAGTAATGGTCATGTAAAAATCAAAAAGATGTTTACTTACGATTTAGTTGCTAATCCAGGATTTACTAATGCAGAATTAAAAAGAGTTAATGAATCTTATGGATTTTATGACGATGAAAATTTAGGTATTTTTGAGATTCCTGGATTTTTTGATTTTGAATCTGCAGTTTCTAATATAGTTGAAAACAAAGAAAACGAAAATAAAATAATAAAAGAAATGGATCCAAACAAATACATTTCGATTGAAGATTTTAACCAATATACTAAATTAGTAAAAAATGAGTTTGAAAACCTTAAGAAAACTTTAACTGAATCTTCATCAAAAGGAACTGATTCTAACCAAAATGAAGGAATCGTTAAATATGCTGAAGCTATTGCTAAGAAAGTTAATTCTTTACAAGAAAACATCAGTAGACTTACAGAGAATATCGATGGTTTAATTTCTCATAATGATTATATCATTGAAAATTTAGAAAAGGTAAAAAATTATGCTGAATTAGTAGGTGAAAGATCTAACATTGGTATTAATTACACTGAAAAATTAGCTGAATCAGTAGACAACTTAATTGAATATACTAAATACGTTGCTGAAAATGCAGATAACGGTATTTCTTATACAGAAAAATTAGCAGAATCAACTGATTTCTTAATCGAATACACTAAACATATCGCTGAAAAAGCTGATCAAGGTATTGAGTATACAAAACATGTTGCAGAAAAAGCTGATCATGGTATTGAATATACAAAAATGATTGCTGAAAAAACTAATCAATTAATTAATCACGTTGATTACATAGCAGAAGAAACAACTAGTCGTTGGAATTACCAATCACATATCAATGAGCAATTAGATAATGTAATTTCTCATAATGATTATATTGTTGAAGGTGCTGATTCTATTATTAAGTACACTGAGTATTTAAAAGAACAACAAGAAAATCTTCAAAATTATGTTGGATTTGTAGTTGAAAAACTTAACGAAAATAATACCCCAGTATCAGATACTAATACATTCGTTGAATCTACTAAATCTGTTAAAGAAATAACAAATTCAATTATTAATGAAAGTGAAGAAAAATTCAAAGAAGAATTAAGCTCTAAATTAACATCTATTTTAGAATCTGCAAAAGCAGAAAAAGGTGTTTCTGATTATCACTTCTTCCAATTCTTAGGTGAAGCAAAACGTAGAGAATTTGATGCTCTTAATGAAGAAACAAAAGAAAAAATTGTTAATGCATTTGCTACAAATCGTTACTACGGAACATCTGATGCTTTAAGAATTTGGGAATCTTGCTTTATTACAGCTCCTAAAAAATTAGATTGGTTAGTTAATATGCCTGCTAAATTTGTTTCTTCTTGGAATGAATTAAGTGAATCTCAAAAAACTGCTATTAAAGGTCAAGCAAGTACAAGAATATTAGAATCTCAATACCAAATCGATAATTTCTGGGCTACTAGAGATTTAAGAGAAGTTAAGGTAGATTTAGTTAATGAAAACGTTGCTCCTATAACAGAATCTTCTCAGTATGAAACTCCAAGTTCTTATATGGATGCTGTTAGAACTGGATTCCGTCAAAGATTTAAAAGATAAAATAAAGATTAATCATATATGAAAAATATTAAAAACTTAGAAGATTTCTTATTAGAATCTTACAGTGAAGCATCGTTAGATGAATTATTTTGTGAAGCGGTTAGAAGAACTGCTGATCAAATTCATAAAGAAGCAGAAGATAAAATTAAAGAACAAATTGCTAAATATTCTGAATTAATGAAAAGTAAACCAGAAAAAGCAGATCTTTATAAAGCTCAATTAGATTTGATTCATGCAAAACAAACAGTACTTGCAATGAAACAAAAATTACAACAAGTAAAAGATAAATATTGATTGAGATATATATAGTAAATTATTCCACAAATTGCTAAGATGCAAAAAGCAAAGGAAAATTAAATAATAAAATATAAAAACAAAAAAAACACAAAAAATGTATTTGTTAAACGAACAAGAAATTTTTGCTAAATGGGCTCCAATTTTAGAGTCTGAAGCTGGAATCACAGATCGTAATAGAGTTGAATGGATGTCTAAATACTGTCATTACCATGAACTTTACGAAAGTAATTCATTGGCACAATTAGGTGCTGTAAACGGTATGGGTGCTACACGTTTCCCTCAATCTCCAGTAGATCAAGGTGATTTCTACGGATCTGGAAAAGGTTCCGGTGATAAAGCTCACACATTATTGCCTCTTGCTATGCAAGTTGCTGCTCAAACTGTAGGTTTAGACCTTGTACCAGTTGTTCCTATGCCTGGTCCGATGGGTGTTTTAACTTACTTGGATTTCGTATACGCTGGTGGTAAAACTGGTGGTTTAGGAAAAGATATTCCATTATTAATTAAAGTTAACTACGGTTCAACTACAATTCCTCAATTCGTTGCTGGTTCTGATGCTGACTTCGCTGCTGGTTCAGCTGCTGGTACATTCGTATATGTAGGTCAATCTCGTATCGATGGTTACCCAATTTTCCACGTTAAAGCTGGAACAGGTGTACCTGCTGGTTCTGACTTAAAAACTCAATTAAGTGGAGCTATTTTTGAAGCTGTTGGTGGTACTGCTGCTGTTGTAACTACAGGTGGTATTGAATTAGTTAAAGCTTTAGAAGATCATATTACTGGATTCTCTGGTGCTGCACTTGTAAAAGGTGATTATTCTGCTCCAGATATGAACGATCCTTACTCGAGAGATTTAGGTGAAGGTACTATGGATAACGTAATGAACCTTTCATTATTCAATAAATCAGTTGAAGCTAAAACTTTCCAAGTTGCTGCTGCTGTAACTCGTGAGCAAGTTCAAGATCTTAAACAATTCGGAGTTGATGCTGTATCTCAAGTTGAATCAGTATTAATCAACGAATTAACTCAATCAATCAACAAAAACATCTTAGATAGATTATTCTACTTAGGAGAAAGAAACCACGAGTTCGTAATCCGTACTCAAGGAACTAACTTCTTCTTGAATTTAGGTGCTACTTCTATTACTGCTGGTACTGGATGTTCTACTGCTACTAACTTTGGTGGTTACTTACAATCTAACACATTAAAATCTGTTACTGTAGCTCCTACAGAGGTAACTAACTCAGCTTCTGAGAACTTACATACTCGTCAAAGAAAAATTATGTCTAAAGTATTAGCTATCGCTAACTTAATCGCTATTAGAGGTCGTCGTGGACCAGCTACTTTCGTAGTAACTAACGGTCAAGTTTGTTCAGCTTTACAAGATGTTGCTGGTTTCGTACCTGCACCAATGGCTAACACAATCAACCAAATGAGTGGATCTTTATATCCAATCGGAACTTTGGCTGGTTTAGCTATCTATAACGATCCTAACCGTGCTTGGAACGATACTCGTTTCTGTGTAGGTCGTAAAGGTGACGGAAACTCTCCAGGTTTAGTATTCATGCCTTACTTAATGGCTGAATCAGTACAAACAATTGCTGAAGGAACTATGGCTCCTAAAGTTGCTGTTAAATCTCGTTACGCTTTAGTTGAAGCTGGTTTCCACCCAGAAACTATGTACTTAACTTCAGGTGTTAACTTGGCTGCTGAACTTGGTTCTTTAGTATAATCTTATACTTAACCATATTAGAAGAGCTCTACTTTGTAGAGCTCTTTTTTTGTTTTGTACCGTTGATATATACATAAAATTAGCATATAATAAATTATGAAAATTATTAATTTTAACGAATTTAATTTATTAAGAGAAGAATTAAATGAATTTGTAGTTATTTGTAATAACTATAAATATACACCTACAAAAGATGAATTTGATGATGTTATTAGATTTATTTTGTTACAAAGCGGAAGTGGGAGTGCTACTTTATGTGAATCTTATGAAATAAATCCTTTTAATATTTTGAATTACTTATACGAATCTTATGGATTTTCTGAAGAAAACTGCATAAACGAAGAAGCTTACGATCCTCAAAAAGATACAGAATCTGCTGTTGGATTAGTTGTCGCCGCTGGTGGTGCAGCTGCTGCTGGTGTTGCTGGTGCTGCTATAGGTATAGGTAAATGGATCCAATATTTGTTTAAAAAGAAAAAAGCTAAAAAGGCATGTGCTAAAGAGTTAGATGCCGAAGTAAGTAAAATCCAAATGGGATGGAATAAATTAGCAGGACTTAAAAAGAAATTGTCTGCTCTTACTGGAGAAACTAGTCAAATAGAATGGCCTGGTATGGCTCAAGGTGGTGGTAGTTCCGCTTCTGCATCAGAAAAATAAAAATAATATCAAATAATGAAAATTTCAAATAAACTTTTATTAGAGTATCATTTATTGCTTGAATATAAAAGAGCAGAAGAGTTAATACTTATCGAAAATTTTGTTGATAGTATTTCAGACTCTTTTGAAATAATATATGAAGATTCGGTTACTATTGAAGATATTTTAGAAAGTGTTGAAGGTTTAGATTTTTCCGACAATAAATATTTTTTAGCTCTAGAAGCTAGACAAACTCCTGCTCAAAGGAGAGCTGCTAAACAAAGAGCTGCTAAACAAGGAAAACCTAAGGTTAAAGAAAAACCAAAGGCTAAAGAAAAACCAGAACCAAAGGCTAAGGAAAAACCAGAACCAAAGGCTAAAGAAAAACCTGAGCCTAAAAAGAAAAGTAAATCTGACGAAATTGATAAAATATCAAAAGAAAAAACTGGTATTAAAGAGGAAATTTCTAAAATTAAAAAACAAAAAGAATCTGTTGATTTTAAAACAGATCCTCACAAATCAAGAGATTTAACTTTAGAACTTAAGAAATTAAGTGCAAATCGATATATTTTATCCGGTAAACAAAAGAAGCTAGAAGATGATTCAGAAAAAGCAAAAGCTTATTCTTCTATGGGTAAGGCAAAAACTGAAGAAGCTTCAGGTTATGGAAAATGGAAAGATGTAAAAAAGGAATTATCAGAGACTGATGATAAAGATGCTAAATTGAAGCTTATTCAAAAAGCTATTGAATCTAAAATAGAAGAACTTACCGGTAAACTTGGATTTTCCACTGCAAGAAAAGGAATATCTAATGACCCAGCTCCAATCGATGAGACTATTAAAAAATTACAAGATAAAATTGATAATCTTAAATCTAAAGTAGGTGAAAAGATAGAAGAAGATCCAACTTCAGATGATATTGAGGAAGAAGATGAAGATATAGAAGAAACTCCGGTTGAAGAACCTGAAAAGGAAGAAGAACCTGAAGAGGGTGAAGATATCGAAGCTCTTAAAAAAGAATTGGAAGAACTCGAGAAGCAAGAAGATGCTATTTATGACGAAAGATCTGACAAAGAAGACGAAATCCGAGATCGTTTAGAAAAAGAAAGAGATTCAAGTTGGGATATGGACCAACAAGATAACCATGATGAAAAGATATCTGACGAAATCAGTGATATGAAAGCCGAATATGAAGATAAACTTCAAGATGTGTTAAATAAAAAAGATCAAGTTCAATCTAAAATAGATGCTGCTGGATCTAAATCTTCGGATAAAGAAGAATCTAAAGATGAACCTGAGAAAGAGGAAGAACCGGAAAAGGAGGAAGAACCTGAAGATAAAAGCGCAGCTATCGAAAAGGAAATAGAAAAGCTAGAAGCGGAAAATCAGAAATTGATTGACAAAGCTACTGAAATGCAAGAAGAAATGCAAAAATTAGATAGCAATGGACAGATGCTTTGGGCTTTATCAAATCACTCTAAGCTAGAAGCTATAGTCGATAAAATAGAAGCTAATTCTGAAAAAATAAAAGAATTAGAAGATTCATTACCTGGTCCTGGTGAATCAGTAAAATATAAAGGTTCCGGAAGAATATTAGAAGACGACGCTGAATTAGAAACTCCTAGTGATGTTAAAGATTTTCTTGAGGTTGTTGCTAATAAATCAGAAAAAGCCGAAGAAGAAGGAATTGAACCTGAAGAAGATGAAGATGATGATTTAGATGCTAAAATAGCAGCTATAGAGGCTGAAATAGAACCACTTCAACAGGAAGTAGATAAACAAAAATTAGCTTTAACCAAGCTTAAAGAACAAGATCCTCCAGCAAAAGCTTCTGAAATTGAAGCTCAAACAAATGCAATTAAAGATGCTGAATCTCCATTAAAGAAAAAACAAGCTGAACTTAAGAAGCTTCAAGGAGAAAAAGGTGAAAAGGAAAAAGCTGATACAGAAGAAAAAGCAAAAGCTAAAAAAATTGCTGATGAAAAGGCTGCTGATGAAGAATATGATATATTAGCTGACGTCAATCAACAAATTGAAGATAAAAAAGCAGAGATTGATGCTACTGATGATCCAAAAGAAAAAGCTAAACTTAAAGCCGAATTAGATAAATTAATATTTAAGAAAAAAGGTTCTCAGAAGAAAATTGCAGATCTTACTGGTAGAGATGTCGGTAAAGAAGAAGCTGAAGAAAAATCTAAAAAAGAAGCTGCCGAAAAAGAAGATAAAGAGAAATCTAAAGCTGACGAAGAAGAAAAAAAGACTGAAGAAATTAATAAATTAAAAGCAGAAATTTCTGATACTGAGTCAAATTTAAAAGCTTCGCTTAATGCAAAAAACGAAGAAATAAATGCTTTAATGGCAGAAACCGACGAAATAGTAGGTGGAAATGGAATGTTAAAATCTTTTGTTGCTGGATTGAGATTACAAAATAGAATTTCTTATAATAAAATGCTAGCTCAATTAACAATTGATAATGAGCAAAAGAAAGAAATAGAAGATAAAATAAAAGAAGGCGAAGGCGAATTACAAGATAATACTAAAAAACTACAGGCTGATGAAGCTGCTTCGGATGAAGATGCTCAAAAAAATGGTACAGACGAAGATAAACAAAAAATAGAAGATCAAAAGGAGGAATTAGCTAAAGCCGATGAAGATGAAGAATCTTATGGTAAATCTGCAGAAGAAGTTGAAATACCTCAATCTTCAGGGGTTACTACGTCAGAAGAACCTAAAGAAACTCCTGCTGACGAAAGAGATGCCGATGACGTTAAAGCTTATGAACTTAAGAAAGTTAAAGAAAAACGAGATAAAATGTATGATGCATTAGCTGATAAGCAAAGTCAATTAAAAGATGCTCCTGATGATAAAAAAGAATCTATACAAAAAGCTATAGACGGTATTGAATCTAATATTAAAAAGGCAGAAGAAGCTATAGAAAAAGCTGAAAAATCTTCAAA